TATGCAGAAGGACACAACGAAATTTACGGCACTAACATTCGCGAAGGACATATCTTTATGTGTAGTCGCGGAGATGATGGCATGGAACTTGGTGGTGAAACATATCAACAGTTTGATGTATGGCCAGATGAATATGATGAATGGCGCCATGAATGGTACAACAGAGTGTATACCTATTACGAGAAGCACAATACTTGAAGGCAATGATACAGACTTTAGGGCTAAATATGTATAATAATACATTTAGGAGAATGACGTGGCTGTAGTACAGATATCGAGAATTCAGGTTAGAAGAGGTAAAGGCACCAACGGTATTCCGCAGTTAGCTGGCGGAGAATTTGGTTGGGCAGTAGATAATAGAGCATTATTCATTGGTAACGGAAGTGTTGCTGAAGGATCGCCGGCGGTAGGTAATACTAAGATTATTACTGAGCATGACGATTTGTTTACATTAGCTAACACTTACACATACCTAAACGGTCAAACTGTACAAACAGGTACCAGTGCCACTGCTCCGATTAAAAGAACACTACAATCAAGGCTAGACGAAATGGTTAACATTAGGTCGTTTGGTGTAGCAGGCGATGGATTAACAGACGAAACTGTTGCGATCCAACGTGCTATTGACCAACTGTATCTTAACAGTGCAACTAAAGGTACGCCACAAAGTAGAGTAGAACTTGTATTTCCAGCAGGCACGTATAAAGTATCTAGCATAATTTACATTCCTCCTTACGCTACAATCAAAGGCGCAGGCATGAGCAAGACAGTCTTTAATATGACTGGCAACGGAACAGTATTCCAAACTGTAAACAGTTCAAGTACTCCGGGTACATATGCAAACGACAGTACAAGTACAACACTAAACCAAGCAACCAATGTACACATTGAAGGAATTAGTATTCAAACAGTATCAACTACTGCTCCTGCAATACTATTGCAAAGTTGTAAGAACAGTCACTTTAAAGAAATTGGCATTACAGGTCCTTGGACTACAGGCACAGCAGTTACTACAGCTAACGCAGGTATTGAACTAGGTTCACTGAGTAGCATTGTAGGAACACAAAAGAACAAGTTTGATCATGTTATGTTTAATGGTCTAAGTGTTGGCATTGCTAGTGACGATGATGTTTATAATAATCACTTCCATTGCTGTTACTTCCAAAACTTAGGCAATGGTGTATTGTTTGGCGAAGGAACTTCATTAGGTGCGCAAGGACAAACAACTGCTCCTTGTAAGAACAAGATTAGTCAGTGTGACTTTACTGACATCGATAAAGAAGGCATTGTAGTTACACAGGGTGTTAACAATGTTAGTTCTCACAACAACTTTGAAGGTGTAGGTAACGTAGGCGGCAACGAAGGCAATGCACAGTATAGTATAATTGACTTTAACAAAGCAGGCAACAGCAGTGTTGAAGACTACTTTGCAAGAACTGCCCTACTTGGATATAATCAAACTTATATCTCAACATTCAAATACGTATCAGAAATTAAAGGTGCAGTAAATGCTACACTAGGTGGCATGAACACACTAGAAGTACAAGAAGCTAGTTCGTCGACTTACTTCTTTAGATTACCAGGCGATTATAGCAGAACTTACAAACTTGCTTACACTTACAAAAGTGCAGTTGCTAATGCTCAACGAGCAGGCACAATGACATTTATGTTAGATGCTGGCACAAACACACTATTGTTTGAAGACGAGCATGATTATCAAGGTGATGCTAATTATGAAACAGCGTTAACCTTTACGGCAACAACTGTTAACACAGATGGCGTATCAGGGGTTGACACGATCATAGTTTCTATGTTAAACTCAATAACAAATGATCAAGGTGAATTTAATTACAAAATCAAAGTTTTGAGTTAATGAATGAAATAAAATTTGAACAAAAAGTAAAACTGTGGAAGAACTTACGAGTTAACCTCGAGTCTCATCCGAGACCATTTAGCTTGCTAACACAGTTTACAAGTACGTTAAAAACAAGTAGCAGAAAAGACTCTCCGTGGGATCCAAAAAGTGTCATACACCCTTGGAACTTAATAGAGAATAACTCATTTACTGAGTATGAAATTGCGCTATTAACTTGCTATACTTTACAGTTAACAGACCGTTTTTGTCTAGCAGAAGTAGAGATACATATCAGTAAGGACTTAGAAAACGAACAAACCATGTATCTAGTGTACTTGGACAAAAGTATAGTCTTAGGATACAACAATGAAGTACTAACAATGAACGACTTACCGGAAAACATTATATCACAAAAGACGATACCAATGCCTCCACTACACTAAATAATTTTGAAACAAGGGAAAGAAGTAGAATGAAATCAGATCTCAATATTTTAAAACGTAACGGCGAACGTACTACGTTAGACATTAATAAAATACACAAAGTAGTAACACATGCCTGTGACGGACTAGCAGGAGTGAGTAGTAGTTTAATTCAAATGAATGCAGGCATCCAGTTTGCAGACAACATGACAACAACTGACATCCAAGACTTGCTAGTTAGATCTGCAAATGACCTAATCTCGTTAGAAAGTCCAAATTATCAATTTGCCGCGGCACGTTTGTTGTTGTACGGTCTGTATAAAGATGTATTTGGTACGTTTGAAAAGACACCATTGATTGATATGATTAATCAAAATGTAGGCAAAGGATTGTATGATCCGGAACTATTAGAAAAATACACAGCAGAAGAAATTGCAACACTAGACAGCTATATCCGTCACAAGCGTGATGAGAACTTTACCTATGCAGGCTTGCGCCAAGTAGTAGACAAGTATCTTATTCAGGATCGTAGCACAGGAGAGCTATTTGAATCTCCACAGCACATGTACATGATGATTGCGGCAACATTGTTCGCTAATTATCCTGCATCAGAACGTATGCATTATGTAAGGAGATACTACGATGCGACCTCACTATTTAAAATCAATATCCCAACGCCAGTTATGGCAGGCGTCCGTACTCCGGTTCGTCAGTTTGCCTCTTGCGTTCTCGTTGACGCTGATGACACCCTCGATAGCATCTTCGCTTCAGACATGGCCATTGGCCGCTATACTGCTCAGAGAGCAGGAATTGGAATCAACGCAGGAAGAATACGTGGAGTAAACGCCCGCATTAGAGGTGGTGAAGTAGCACACACAGGTATTGTCCCGTTCCTAAAGAAGTTCGAAGCAACTGTACGTTGTTGTACACAAAATGGTGTACGTGGCGGAAGTGCTACTACACACTTTCCTTTTTGGCATCAAGAGATTGAAGACATTCTTGTACTAAAAAACAACAAAGGTACAGAGGACAATCGTGTACGCAAGCTAGACTATTCAATTCAGCTTAATAAAACTATGTACGAACGATTGTTATCTGGAGGCGATATAACTTTGTTCTCGCCGCATGATGTACCTGGATTGTATGAAGCATACTTTGGTGATGCTGACAAGTTTAAAGAACTATACGAAAAGTTTGAGCGTTCAACTAAGATTAAAAAGAAAACTATTTCAGCAATGGACTTGTTTAGTGCGTTAATTAAAGAACGTGCAGAAACAGGCCGCATTTATATTATGAATGTTGATCACTGTAACACACACAGTTCATTCTTAGACACAGTTTACATGAGTAATTTGTGTCAAGAGATTACACTACCAACTAAGCCGCTTACTCATATTGATGACCCAGATGGTGAAATTGCATTGTGTATCCTAAGTGCTATTAACGTAGGTATTATTAGGAACTTAGACGAGCTAGAAGAACTATGTGAACTAGCAGTACGTGCGCTAGAAGAAATTATTGACTACCAAAAGTATCCAATCAAAGCCGCAGAGATTAGTACCAAAGCAAGACGTAGTTTAGGTGTAGGCTATATTGGTCTTGCACATTATCTTGCTAAGAATCAAGTTAAGTATGACGATCCTAAAGCATGGCAACTAGTACACGACTTGAGCGAAGCGTTCCAATACTATTTGTTAAAGGCGTCAAACACTCTTGCAAAAGAACGTGGTCCTTGTGAATACTACGACCGAACTAAATACTCAGTAGGTATACTTCCAATTGATACATACAAAAAGGAAGTAGATACTATTGTGGAGAACAAGTTAAATTATGATTGGAATAGTCTACGGGCATCTATCAAAGAACACGGAGTCAGGCACAGCACTTTGTCCGCACAAATGCCTTCAGAGAGTAGCTCCGTTGTGTCGAACGCAACAAACGGAATTGAACCACCTAGAGGATACTTGTCCGTTAAAAAGTCCAAAAAAGGGCCTCTTAAGCAAGTTGTTCCGCAGTATCAAACGCTAAAGAATCACTACACATTATTATGGGATATGCCTAGTAACGAAGGGTATATCAATATCGTTGCTGTTATGCAAAAGTTCTTTGATCAAGCAATTAGCGGCAACTGGAGTTATAACCCAACACAGTTTGAAAACAATGAAGTACCAATGAGTGTAATGATCGGCGACTTGCTGAACACATACAAGTACGGCTGGAAGACATCTTACTATCAAAACACATACGACTATAAGACAGACGGCGACTTAGCTGATGTTGAGCCAGAAGTAGAACTAATGGCAAGAGATGAGTTTAGTGGTACTGATGATGAGTATGATGAATTTTGTGACAGTTGCGCAATTTAAAGGTTGACATGCACAACAACATATGTTACACTAGTATAATGTTAAAAAGGGAAATGAGATAACATGGCAAAGACAGTATTTAATCAGGACAAAGTTGATTTCACCAAGAGCACAATGTTCTTTGGTCCAGATCAAAACACACAGCGATATGATGTGTTTAAATTCCCAGAGTTTGATAAACTTAATCAAACTATGCTTGGGTACTTTTGGAGAGCAGAGGAAGTGAGTCTACAAAAAGACCGTGCTGACTTTGCAAACTTTCGTCCAGAACAAAAGCACATTTTTACAAGTAATTTAAAGTATCAAACATTGCTAGACAGTGTGCAAGGACGTGGACCCAGTCTAGCGTTTTTGCCTTATGTATCGCTTCCTGAACTAGAAGGGTGTATTGTTACTTGGGACTTCTTTGAAACAATTCATTCACGTTCGTATACACATATTATGAAGAACGTATATTCTGATCCAAGTGAAGTGTTTGACACTATCTTAGATGACAAAGAAATTCTAAAACGTGCAACAGCAGTTACTAAAAACTATGATGCATTTACAGAAGCGGCAGATGCTTGGTTCCATCGAGGAGAAGGCACTCTGCGAAATGTTAAGAAGTTAATGTTCTTAGCAATGATGAATGTAAACATTTTGGAAGGCTTGCGTTTTTACGTTAGCTTTGCATGTACGTTTGCATTCGCTGAGTCAAAAGTAATGGAAGGGTCTGCAAAGATTATTTCGCTTATTGCTAGAGACGAAGCAACACACTTAAACCTATCTACACAGATCCTCAAGCATTGGCTTAAAGGTAACGATGATCCAGAGATGGCAAGCGTTGCTAAAGAGTGCGAAGAAGAGATCTACGAGATGTGGCGTACATGTGTTGAAGAAGAAAAAGCATGGGCGGATTACTTGTTTAAGGACGGAGCAATCATTGGCCTAAACGAAGAACTACTATATCACTATGTGGAGTATATTGCTAACCGCAGGCTTAAAGCACTAGGTTACAAGACCATATTTGATCGTCCAGTTAATACTAACCCACTACCTTGGACACAACATTGGTTGAGTTCGTCAGGCTTGCAGGTCGCTCCCCAAGAGACAGAGGTCGAATCGTACATCATCGGCGGCATCAAACAAGACGTGGACAAGGAGTCATTGAAAGGCTTTAGTTTATGAACAATCAAGAAACTATTGTGTACAGTAAAGTAAACTGTCCTTCTTGTGTAAAAGCAAAGAGAGTACTAGATAACTTGAACGTGCCGTACACTTTACAAACGCTAGGAGAAGATATTCAACCTAGCGAGCTTATGGAACTCTTCGAACAGAAAGGTTTGCCAGCACCAAGAACTGCACCGCAAATCTTCCTTAACGGAGATTACATCGGAGGCTATGAACAACTAGTCTCTTATATCGAAGACACCGGGTTCAATGGAACCGGACACTCATTATCATAAAAGTAGGAATAAAATATGTTAATTGAAGTACCGTACAAAGACGGCGATACTATTACTTTTAAAACTGTAGCAGGTGAAGAAGTAATTGCTCGCTTAGTACAAAAAGCAGAAGATTCAATGAAGATCAGTAAGCCAATGGCACTTACTATGAACAAAGATGGACTAGGACTAGTGCCGTTTATGTTTACAGTGTCAAAGGATAGTGACGTAATTATTAATTTAACTACTGTCGTCTTTATTGCCAAGACCGAAAAAGGTATGGCAGATCAATACATTGAATCAACAACATCAATCAAACTAGTTTAAAGGAGAAACAAACTATGACAATACATGAAGAAATCGTTGCACAATTTGAAGCGTACCTAGCAGAGAATGAAAAATTTGAAGGTGGTACAAAAGCCGCGGCCGCAAGAGCTCGTAAAGCACTTGGCGATCTAGGCAAGCTAACTAAAGCGAAACGTGCTGAGATTCAAGACAAAAAGAACAATATGTAATAAATATTATACTGGGCGCAAGTCATTAGGATTTGCGCCCTATATATTGAAGGGCAACTCATGACACAACAGGGCAAATTAAAATGGTACAACCACGTGAAAGGTTACGGCTTTATTGGGCGTGAAGAAGGCCAATCAGATCTGTTTGTACACATATCCGAATTCCGCAAAATAGGCATCAAGAAAGTTATAGACGGTATGCATATCGAATACGATCTAGATGACCACAATGGCAAACCAATTGCTATTAATCTTAAATTAATTCACACTCCAGAACCAAAATAATACTTGACTTCTTATTAATTTAGTGCTATACTAAATGAAGTAATAAGGAGAATATGAAATGAGTAGATTTATTGCGGCAATGGATCACAGTGGCGGAAGCACAGGTGGCGTACTAGAACGGTACGAACAAGAATACACAGAAGACACTAAGATGGAGAAAGTTCATGCTATGCGTCTTAGAATGGTTAACTCACCTGACTTCAACGATAAAAATATTTGGGGAGCAATCCTCTACAGCGACACAGTTGAACGTGGAATGGTTCCACTCCTTAAAGCTAAAGGCATTGAAGCGTTTCTCAAAGTAGACAGTGGATGTAGGCCCGACGGCACACTTAAAGAGTTTGAGTTAGCACCGATGATCGGGTATGCTGTTAGAGAAGGATGTTATGGCACAAAGATGCGTAGCATTGTTAAGCATTCCGATACTGTTAAACTTGTAGTCAATCAGCAGTTTTCAAAAGCAAAGAGAATATTCGACGCAGGTCTAATGCCTATTGTGGAACCAGAAGTTCCAATTGACTCTAGCAAAAAAGAAGTAATTGAACGTCACTTAGTATCCTATCTAAAAACAGCATTACAGGGCTATGACGGTAAGTGTATTCTTAAACTAACCCCACCCGAAGAGACTAACTTGTATTCAGACTTAGTTAATCATCCTAAGGTAGAAAAGGTTGTGTTCCTAAGTGGTGGTTACAGTACAAACGAAGCATGTAACAGACTTGGACTTAACGATAATGTAACTGCTAGTTTTAGTAGAGCATTGTCAGAAGGCCTAACACACGGACAAACAATGTTTGAATTCAATGCTAAAATTAGTAGCAACATAAAAATGATATCTAACGCAGGGTCTTAGTATGAGTAATAGCAATATGAAAGTTAGCGCAGATCGTCGCATTCGCGATAAAACTATTAATCGGTTTGAAGTAATTGACGAAACCGGTAGGGTTATAGTTAGACATGGAGTAAGTGTCGAGTTAAACTATCAAGATGATGGCAAGACTTTGAAAGTGTTTCTAAAGGATATTAAACTTAGGGGACATCATGAAAGTTAAAGTTGGAGACTATCCTAGTAGACTTGTATGTAATATACATACTAATCATATGAATAAAAAGTATGAAGGCCTTTCATATGAAAATCAAACACACGAAGACCATGTGCTAGAAGTCATCGAAGAAGTAGTACAAAGCGTGTACAACGTGTTTAACTGGGTGTGGTTTGATAGACGCACACAAAAAGTAAAGGTACGTATTGACAAGTGGGACACTTGGAGTATGGACTCTACCCTTGCACATATTGTCCTGCCCATGCTTGCACAATTAAAGGCTACTAAAC